CCCAGTTACATCACCTAAACCAAGCATATTGGATGAAATGAAAGATGGTGCTAGACAAGTTGGTTCAGAAGCAGGAGATACAGTAGAAATGCTACTTGCAGAGATCAGAGACCTACAAACTGAAAATAATAGATTGCTCAAAAAAGAAACAAAAGCAATTAATGAATTAGACCTTTAAAAATAAACCAATTCCGTTTTAGTTGACATAGATCCAAGAAAGTGATAAATATACACATATAAAGAGAGATTTTATGGCAACTTGGCGAAAATATTTTAACAGTTCAAACTCGGGTTTACCTGTAAATGTTACAGGTCAAAACTCAGACGGATATAGTACGACCCATACTAGGTATAGCAGTTGGTTACCAGAAGTTTATGCTGGTTCTCCAAATAGGCTAATGCGATATGTACAATATGACCAAATGGACAACGACTTAGAAATTAATGCGGCACTAGACATTCTCGCAGAATTTTCTACACAAGACGACGACACAACAGAACAACCATTCACTTTTTCATTTAATGAAGATCCAAGTGAAACTGAAATGAAAATTTTAAGTAAAACACTAGAGCAATGGTGTAACTTAAATGATATGAGACGTAGAGCATTTAAAATGTTCCGTAGTACATTAAAATATGGAGACCAATTTTTTATAAGAGACCCTGAAACTTATAAATTGTATTGGACAGATCCAGCAAACATAGAAAAAGTTGTTGTAAATGAAAGTAAAGGTAAAAAGATAGAAACATATTTTATTAAAAACCTTGAAGCAAACTTTGAACAATTAGCGGCTACATCACCAGCGGCGATACACACCAGACCTTATGGTGCTGGAGGAGGAATGTTAGCAGGTGGTAACATAGGTGCCCAAGCAGGAAACTATAAATTACAAAATGACCCAAGCCAAGGAGCAAGCCAAGGACTCCCAATTGATGCACAACATGTAGTGCATGTTAGTTTAACAGAAGGCATGGACCATAACTGGCCCTTTGGTATTAGTATATTAGAGCCAGTATTTAAAGTTTTTAAACAAAAAGAATTATTAGAAGATTCAATTATTATTTACAGAGTGCATAGAGCACCTGAAAGACGTGTGTTCTTTATTGATGTTGGTAACATGCCACCACATAAAGCACAACAGTACTTAGAAAAAATAAAATACGAAGTACAACAAAAACGTGTTCCTAATAAAAACAAGGATGGAGCAAACGTGGCAGACGCCGCCTACAATCCAATGAGTATGTTAGAAGATTATTTCTTCGCACAAACGGCAGATGGTAGAGGTAGTAAAGTTGACACACTACCAGGCGGTACTAATTTAGGTGAAATTGATGACCTTAAATACTTTAATAACAAATTATTAAGAGGATTGAGAGTACCAAGTTCTTACTTACCAACTGGACCAGATGACGGAACAGCACAATACAACGATGGTAAAGTAGGAGTTGCGTATATACAAGAACATCAATTTGCAAAATACTGTCAACGTTTACAAAAACAAATTATTAGAAACTTAGATAGAGAATTTAAAATGTACCTTAATTATAAAGGTATAGAAATAGACAACAGTACATTTAACTTAGACTTTAGTGAACCACAAAACTTTAGTAGTTACAGAGAATTAGACTTAGACACACAACGAGCAACGTTGTTTACAAGTTTAGAAGCAGTTCCGTATTTAAGTCAACAGTTCAAGTTGAAAAAATACTTAGGTTTAAGTGAAGAAGAAATGAAAGACAATGAGCATTATTGGAAACAAGAAAACAAATATAATACTAATAATGCTGGCGTCGAAGAATTGGGTCTACGAAACGTAGGTGTAAGACCTGGTCCAAGTGCAGACCTGGATTTAGATACTCCAGTAGATGACATACCGGATCCTGCAGAAGAAGTTGCAACTCCAGATGTTACTCAAATGTCTCCAGAGACACCAGGCACAGGAGAACAAATATAATGAGACTTGACGAATTTTACAATCCGCAAAATGATAGGTCCGCAAAAAGAGATTTTGACGATACTCGTAAAACTAAACTTACATTAGAAACCTTGAACAAGTTACGCAAGTACAGAGAGTTAAAGAAACAAGAGAATATCGAACAGGCAGAATTTGCATCTATCATGTATGCCAAACAACAACAGGCTGATACTGGCGGCTTTTAATGAAAATCGCAGTATGCGGTTGCAGTTGGAGTTGCCGGGATATAGGTATCCCTGACATAGAGTTTGGCAAACTAATTTCCGATTATTATAACGCAGAATATATTAACCTGGCTAAACCAGCCTGTAGCAATTCTGGTATTGCAATGCAAGTTGATTATATCATAGACCAAGATATAAAACCAGATTTAGTAATAATAAATGCTACAACAGTAACAAGAACAGAACTTAAACTTTTAAACAACAAACGTTTTAATCCTAGTAAAAGTTGGGATAATGTTGACTACAATATGTTGCAAGGTGAGAAGTTTAGAGACGAACATGCACCTGGTTATGGCAAAGGATATGACCCTACAATTACCATAGATAGTCTTTCTACTATATTTGGTGAAGACCTAAACAAAAAATTTGGTGAAGGACATTTTCATGAAAGATACAAAGATGTGTTCTCAGATTCTTCATATGAAGCATTCAAAAAATGGTTTTTATACTTCTTTGATGCTGATTTAGAAAGATATAAACAACATCTTATCTTACTTGGCGCCTGCTTAAAACTGCAAAATAATGCCATAAAATTTATTTTTTGCCCAAATACATTCGATTGGGCAGAGGATACTTTCATAGATAAACAGAAAGAACACACAGAATATCCTAATAATCCTACACCTTGGTTAAAGTATTTAAAAGAGGAAAATGTGTTAAATTCAGGTATATCTGAATCACTACATTTAGCAGATAAAATATATGGAAGTTGGGAAAACAGTCCTGGTAATTGGTGTGATAATCATTTATCTGTTGAATCTCATATGGATTTCTCTTTTAAGGTCATTTCGCACATTAATAAACATAATATGGCTAAATAAAAGCATACAAAAACCTTTCACATATCACAAAGATACTCAAAAAAACAGCCAAAATAGCCTGTTTTAATCACAAAAACACATCTGTTAATAAGTAAACATACATTATATTATGTATATGTCCACGAATGTGTAGATATACAATAACTTATATATTAATATTAGGAGCTCATAATGTCAGAACGCAGTAAACTAGAACAGGTTTTAGAATTCCTACTTGCTGAAGATAACGAGCGTGCCGAAGAGCTACTTCACGAATATGTCGTTGAAACTGCTCGAGCAGAGTACGAACGTATTTTAGACGAAGATGAAGTAGTTGAAGAAACAACCGAAGACGACGAAACAGTCGAAGAAGCAGAAGAATCAGAAGAAGAAGCAGTTGAAGAGGCTGAAGAATCAGAAGAAGAGGCTGTTGAAGAAATGATAGACCAAGCAGATCCAGAACAAGATTTTGTTTCAGATGTTGAAGAAGCAGATGAAGAAATCGAATCTGATGAAATTGGTGAAGTAGATGGTGACGAAGACGGCGAAGAAGGTGACGAAGATTTAGAAGATAAAGTCGATGACTTAGAATCTGAATTAGAAGACCTTAGAGCTGAATTTGAAAAACTACTTTCAGATGAAGACAAAGGCGACGACGAAGAAATGGACATGGACGAACCAATGGACATGGACATGGACGAACCAGAAATGGAAGAAGAGTCAGTCGAATACGATTTAGATGAAGAAGTTGTTGAAGAAGAAGAAGACGAAGTTGTTGAAGAAGCAACTAAGTTATCTGACAACGTTGCAGAACCAAAAGGTGGCGAAGCAGACAACAACGAATCACCATTAACAAAAAAGCCAGCAGGTACTAAAGTTGAAGGCGCAGGGGAACCTGTAGCAGTCAAAGACGGCGGTGAAGGTAACAAAGGTGAAGGTGCTAAAGACCATACACCTACAGACAACATCAACGTTGAACCTAAAAAGGCTTAATTGAGTTTACTAGGAGTTTTTAACGGTGCGTAAATTATACGAATACTTAGGTCCAGAACAAAGTGGCATCCAAATTATGGAAGGCAACGATGGGAAAGACTTATTCATGCAAGGATTGTTCATTCAAGGTGATGTGAAGAACCAGAATGGACGAGTTTATCCAAAGGATGAAATTCAACGTGCTGTTGAAAACGTCACTAGTAGATTACAAGGTGGTGAAACTGTGATGGGAGAATTAGACCATCCAGAAGAGTTACAAATTAACCTAGACAGAGTAAGTCATATCATTACAGAAATGCAATGCGATGGCTCAAATGGTTTAGGTAAGTTGAAAATAATTGATACACCAATGGGGAACATTGCAAAGGCTTTACTTAAGGCAGGTGCAAAACTTGGAGTATCCAGCAGAGGGAGTGGTAACGTAAACGAAAGCGGTAAAGTTTCCGATTTTGATATCGTTACTGTTGATATAGTCGCCCAACCAAGTGCCCCGGATGCCTATCCAAAGACCATTTATGAGTCTTTGTTTAACATGAGAGGTGGTAGCATGATATATGATATTGCCCAGGACTATACACATAACAACGCAAATGCAGAAAAGCATTTAAGTAAACAAATCATTAATTTTATTAATGAGCTAAAATTGAGGTAGGAGACTACTATGGCAGTAAATTTTAAAGACCTTATCGAGTCTAGCGATATTAACGAAGAAGTTCGTGAAAGTATCGTTGAGGCCTGGGAAAGTCGTCTTGCCGAAGCCCGTGAGGAACTTACAGCAGAATTAAGAGAAGAGTTTGCTCAAAGATATGAGCATGACAAAGGCTTAATTGTTGAAGCAGTTGATGGGTTTATCAAAGAAAGAGTTGAGGCAGAAATGGCTGAACTTGCTGAAGATAAACAGAAAGTCGCTGAAGAAAGAGTTGCTTACAAAATGGCTGTTAGCGAACATGCTAAAAAACTAGAAAAATTTGTCGCTGAGCAATTAGCAAAAGAAGTTAAAGAGTTAAGAGCAGACAGAACTAACGTTCAAGAACATGTTACTAAACTTGATAACTTTGTTGTTGAGCAATTAGCAGGTGAACTTAAAGAGTTCCATGAAGACAAACAAGCACTAGTTGAGCAGAAAGTGAAAATGGTTAGAGAAGGCAAAAAACAACTTGCTGAATCTAAAGCAGATTTCATTAAGAAAGCCGCTGACAAGGTCGAAACAGTTGTCAACAAGATTGTCAAAGAGAATGTTGCACAATTTAAAGACGATATCACAGCCGCAAGAGAAAACGATTTTGGTCGTAGAATATTTGAGTCATTTGCAAATGAATACCGTTCAAGTTACTTGAATGAATCTTCAGATGTAAAAGATTTAGAAAAACAAATTGCTGAAGTCAAAAAACAACTTGAAGAAAGTAAAGCAGACGCAGAAGCGAAAGCAGAAGCAACTAAACTTACTGAAAGCAAGTTGAGAATAGCAGAAGACAAGTATGCTCGTAAAGAACAACTTGACACTTTGTTAAAGCCTTTAGCAAAAGGAAAGAAAGAAATTATGGTTGACCTTCTTGAAAGTGTTAAAACAGAAAACTTAGAGAAGCAATTTAACAAATATCTTCCTAGTGTTTTAGACGGCGAAACACTTAAAGAGGATCGTAAACCATTAACAGAATCAGTGACAAAAGAACACACTGGTAATAAAGATGTTCAGCCTTCAACTGAAGATGAGCAGACGGTCGTCGAAATAGACGAAATCCGTAAATTAGCCGGACTTTCAAATTAGGAGAAACAAAATGGCAGAATTATTTGAAAGCAATTGGTCAGCAACTAAGGATGCACTACTTGAGGGTTTAAGTGGTTCAAGAAAAAGTACACTTGACGTGGTCCTTGAAAATAGCAAAAGATATCTTCAGGAATCATCCACAGCGGGTGCAACACAGGCTGGCAACATTGCTACATTAAATAAAGTAATGTTACCTTTGATTAGAAGGGTTATGCCTTCAGTCATTGCTAACGAACTTGTAGGGGTACAACCTATGAGTGGTCCAGTAGGACAAATTCACACATTGAGAGTGAGATATGCACAAGCGGCGTCAGGCGTTAACCCTGGTGACGAAGCATTATCACCGTTCAAGATTGCAACTTCATACTCAGGTTCACCTGATGCTACAGCGGCTTCAGAAGGAACTGCGGGTAACAAAATGAGTATCCAAATCTTGAAACAAACTGTTGAAGCGAAAACAAGACGTTTAAGTGCTAGATGGACATTTGAGTCAGCTCAAGATGCCGAAGCAATGCACGGACTTGACGTTGAAGCAGAAATCATGCAGGCTCTAGCACAAGAGATCGTTGTAGAGATTGACCAAGAAATTATTGGTTCTCTTAGAACTCTTGCTGGATCAGGTACAGCTCTTGACTTTAACAGCATTAGCACAGACTACAAACCAGCATACGTTGGTGACAGACATGCGTTATTGGCTATTGAGATTAACAGAGCGGCAAACAGAATCGCGGCAAGAACAAGACGTGGTGCTGGTAACTATATTGTTGTTTCACCAGAAGCATTAACAATTTTACAATCAGCGTCTACTTCTACTTTTGCTAGAACAACTGAAGGTTCTTTCGAAGCACCTACTAACACAAAACTTGCTGGTGTCCTTAACGGATCTATCAAAGTTTTTGTTGACAGTTATGCGGCTGACGGTACTAAAGTACTTGTTGGTTACAAAGGTTCAAGCGAAACTGATGCACCTGCATTCTATTGCCCATACATTCCATTAATGAGCACAGGCCCAGTTATGGATCCAAGCACATTTGAACCAGTAGTAAGTTTTATGACTAGATATGGTTATATCGAACTTACAAATACTGCTTCATCTCTTGGTAATGCGGCAGACTACGTTGACGCAATTACATTGTCAAACGTTGCATTCCAGTAAGAACTAAGGAACTTACTAGATTTAAAGCACCACCTCCGGGTGGTGCTTTTTTTTGCCTTTTTGTCGAAAAAGATAAATACAACATATAAGTTTTAAACATTAGGCGATTTTAATATATGGGTAACAAAACAAATTTCAATCCAGACGGTAACTTATTTGTAAAGGGAGGTTTAACTTCCGAAAGTTATTTAGACGTAACAGGTAATGCAACATTTGGCGGTGACGTAACAATTACCGGAGCCTTACAAGCCTCCGGCGCCATAACATTTTTAAACGATACGCAAACAGTAAATAGAGCAGACGGTTATGTCATTAACAGTGACAGTGACGTAGGCAATGCTTACTTACAAATAAATTCAGACGTTGGAAACGTTAGACTAGCAGTCAGTGGCAACTCTTTGACTGTAGGTTATGCAGACACGGATAATATTACTCTTAACGCAAACTTAATTACTGTAGATGGTGTTGCAAACGTCACAGGAAATTCTACATTTTCAAATGTAAATATCACAAATGATTTAAATGTTGTTGACACTACAACTGTTGGTGGTAACTTAGATGTTACTAATGGCAGTATAAATGTAGGAACAGGCGCAACGGCTAATGTTTTAACAAATTCAAGATTTACAGGTGTTGCCAATACCGCAGACAAATGGCATACAGCAAGAACTATTACAACTACACTAACAGGAGATGTTACTGGTACAGGTAACACTACTATTGATGGTAGTGGAAATATCACTATCGCAATTGGAACAACAACAGTTGAATCAGATGCAGTTGCATTAAGTGATGACACAACAGGTAATTACGTTGCCACCCTAGCAAATACTAGTAATATATCTGTAGCAAATGGTAATTCAAATGTAGAAGGTGCAGATTATTCAATTGATTTAGTTGACTATTCAGGCGCACCAGCAAGTACAACAACATATGGTAACGCAACACACCATATGGTATTTGATTTAGATACTAAAGGTAGAGTAGGAAATGTTGCTCCAGTATCAGCCAACATTGCAAGTAATCAAGTGTTCGACTTCACAGAAAGAGTCAGAGGAAATGTTAGTGCTTCAACAGGACTAACTTATAATGCTACAACAGGTGTATTTTTAATTACTAATACAGGTGTTACTGCAGGAGATTATGGCGGAAATGCAAGTCAAGTAAGTTCATATAACGTCAATGCACAAGGACAGATTGTTAGTTCAAATACAGTTGCAATAGCAATTACGGCAGACCAAATTACAGATTTTAATGCTAACATAAGCACATACATTCAAAACGGTACTTATGTTACAGAAGCAAATGGTGTTTTAGATGTAACAGCAGATGTTGTTACAACAGATAGAAATGATACATTAGGTGCAGATTATGTGTTCACAGGAAACGTAGACTTTTCTGGAGCAAATGTTACTGATGCCAATGTTGCACACTTAGGTGGAACAGAAACATTCACAGGCGATAAAACATTTAGCGGTGATGTAGTAGCAAGTGCAAATGTAGATTTTACAAGTGCAGTAGTAACAGTAAACACTGAAGCAAATACAGACGCAACTTCAAAAGTTGCTTCTACACAATATGTAGACAATAGAATAAATCAAGTGCTTGGAGATGCTCCAGCGGCATTAGACACCTTAGGCGAAATTGCAAATGCATTGATAGATGATGCAAATGTTGGTAACGTATTAACAGCAGGTATCGCCAATATAGAAGGTAACACAATATTTAAAAATGGTAATGTTGCAATGACAGGAGACCTAGATTTAGGTTCTCAAAATATTGTAGCATTAGCAGATCCAACAGCGGCACAACATGGTGCTACAAAAAATTATGTAGACACAACTGTTATAGCGGCTAACAATGCCTTAAAGGCAAATGTTGATACAAACAAAGTTGATAAAGATTTCGAATTACAAGGTTCTTACGCCTTTATACTAGGTAGTAAATTAGCAAACGGAACACTAGTTACAGGTGACGACAGTTCATTAAACAATCCAAATGCGGCAAACAATGCCGTATCGTTCTTTAATACAGACGAAACACAAAATATTTTTATAAGAACCAGACAGTATAACCATAGATATGCGGTATTACATCAAGGTGCACAAGGCACAGGGGAGTTGGCAACAGCACAGGAAAGATCCGGTAACTTAACAGTAACAGGTGACGTTTTATTACAACGTGGTATAGATGGTGATGCAAATGTAGCCGCAGAATTTAATGGTGCAGGTACATTTACATCAGTCAGTAACATGCGACATGTTAGGTCGGCAAATGCCGCCTTTGCCGCAGGACAAAGTTTTAGTTCAAACGTATTGACAAGTTTTTATAAAAATAGTTTTGGTGGCTTAATAGGAAGTAATACAACAGTTTCTGCCACAGTAATTAGTGGTTCAAATATTTTAGTTTTAACTGGTAACACAGATACTGCAGATACTTACTTAGGCAGTGAAACAAGCGGAACATTAAATGCAGTAGCGGCTTATAATTCAGTTGAGGTTGGTGTTGAAAGAGCTCACTTCCAAAACTTTGGTAAATCCACAACATTTATTGGAGACTTCGGAAACGTTTCAACATATACAAATGTTTTTGATTTAGGTACATCATCAATTTATACAACAGGTAACAGACCATTAGAAAGATTAACTGTTGATGGTGCTATAAGTTTAGGTGCTAGACATACTCCAGCAAACTTGTTGGTTAATGGTACAATTTTTTATGATGCAAGTACAAACAAATTAAAAGGTGTTCAAGGTAATACAGTTGTTGACCTTGTTGATGCAACAGTTACAACAATAGATTTAGGTGACGGTTCAGGTGAATATCAACTTGCAAGTGCATCAGGTAGCACAACGTTTATGCATCAACTCTCAGTAGGAGATGGTATTACTGACAGCATAAATGCAAGTAATGTTATAAGTCTTGCAATAGATGACAGTCATGTTACATCAGTGGCAAGAGGTGCCATTAGTTCAGGTAGTGCAAATTTAGGATATAATAACTCTACAGGTGTTTTAACTCAAACCTTAACAACTGATGATATTACAGAAGGAACAAATCAATATTTTACAAACGAAAGAGTAGACGACAGAGTAGCAAGTTTAATTGTAGGTGGAGCAAATGTTACTGCAACGTATGATGATGCCGCAGGCACATTAACATTAGACGCCGACCTAGCAGGTGACATCACAGGTGTCACAGCAGGTGCAGGTTTAACAGGTGGCGGAACAGCAGGAGACGTAACATTAGATATAGTTGGTGGTACAGGTATAACTGCAAATGCAAATGATATTGAAATTTCAAATACAGGTGTAACTGCTTCAACTTATGGTACAGCATCACAAACACCTACATTTACTGTCAATGCTCAAGGACAATTAACAGCGGCTAGCCAACAAGCAATTAGTATTACTGCATCACAAGTTAGTGACTTCAACGAAGCACTAGAAGATAGAATAGGTGGAGGATTTGTAGTTGGTGGTGCAAACATCACAGTAACATATGATGATGCCGCAAATTCATTTACAATTGATGCAGATAATATAGGTGATATTACAGGTGTTATTGCAGGAGACGGTTTAACAGGCGGTGGCACATCAGGTGATGCAACATTAAATGTTGTAGGCGGATATGGTATTACTGCAAGTGCTAATGAAATTACTCTAACTAACAGTGAAGTACAAGCACAGGCAAATGTTGCTTTAGGAAATAATACTACAGATAATTTAACTGAAGGTTCAAGTTTATATTACACAGACGAACGTGTAGATGATAGAGTTGCAAACTTAATTGTTGCAGGTGTAAACATTGTTAAAACATATGATGATGCCGCAGGCACATTAACATTTACAGTACCAAATGAAAACATTGACGATAGAGTTGGTAGTATATTAGCAGGCTCTGGTAATATAAATGTAGTTTATGATGACGCAAACGCAACTATTACAGTTAGCGAAAGTTTAACCACAACTGATATTACAGAAGGTGATAACTTATACTATACAACAGCAAGAGCAAATGCCGCCATACTAGATTATGATGGTAATATATCTCCTGGTAATGTTACTATTGCAGGAGCATACACATTACCAACATCAGATGGTACAAATAATCAGGTATTAAGTACAGACGGTAATGGTGCAATAACTTTCAAAGACGTAACTGCAATTGGTGGTACAGTAACAGGTGTTACTGCTGGTAATGGTTTATCAGGCGGAGGTGTTGCAGGCACAGTTACTTTAGACTTAGACTTTAGTGAACTCGATGACATGACAGGCACAATGGATAACACTGATGAGTTCATTATACTTGATAGTGGAACTGGCGAGAAAAGAAAAGCGGCAAACGAAATTGGTCTAAGTATATTTAATAATGATTCCGGCTTTACAACTAACGTTGGTGACATTACAGGTGTTACTGCTGGTACAGGATTATCAGGTGGTGGTTCAAGTGGTGCGGTTAGTTTAGCACTTAGCCATTTAGGACTTGAAAGTTTATCAGACCCAGATGATGATAGAATTATATTTTGGGATGATAGTGCAGGCAGTACTGCATTCCTAGATATGGGAACAGGCTTACAGATAAGTGGCTCAACTCAGTCAGTGAACATGGGTGCATTTGACACCGATAATTTATCAGAAGGCTCAACTAATTTATATTATACAGACGCAAGAGTTCAAGCAATTAGTATTAACAATCTATCAGAAGATACAACTCCACAACTAGGTGGTAACTTAGACATTAACGGTCACAATATTTTATATGGTGATAATGAAAAAGCATTATTTGGTGATGGACCAGATTTAGAAATATACCACGATGGTAATAACAGTTTTATCACAGATGTTGGTACAGGAAGTATATTCATACGTTCTGGTACAACTTATATTACAAATGCAAATGGTACAAAAACAAGTATAGCAACTAACTCAGGTGCAGGACAATCAATATACTATAACAATAATGTTACATTAGAAACTGTAGACGGTGGTGCAAAAGTTACAGGTAACTTAGAAGTTACAGGAGACTTTGTAACTGCTGACACAGATAATTTAAGTGAAGGTTCAACTAATTTATATTACACAGTTGCTAGAGCAAATAGTGCCATAGATGCAAGAGTAACAAACAGTTTTGTTGATGCTTTGAGTGTAGATGCAGATACAGTTGATAGTTTACATGCTAGTTCATTCTTGAGAAGCGATGCGGCAGATACACATAGTGGCACAATCACTCCAAACGCAGATAATAGCATAGACTTAGGTAGTAGCAGTAATAGATATAACGAAGTTTATGCAGTAACATTCCAAGGTACAGCAACAGCGGCTCAATATGCGGACTTGGCAGAGAACTATGTTGCAGACAAACCTTACGATGCAGGTACAGTAGTTGTTATAGGCGGAAGTGCTGAAGTTACAGAAGTAACTAAAGAAAATAGTCCAGCAATAGCAGGTGTTGTTAGTACCGACCCAGCATACTTAATGAATGCAGGACTAGAAGGTGACAATGTTGTAACAGTTGCACTTAAAGGTCGAGTACCTGTAAAAGTTACAGGTCCTGTTAGAAAAGGAGATGTGCTGATTGCAAGTAGTACTCCTGGTCATGCTAAAGCGGCTCCATTCCACGGATACCATGCAGGTGCAAGTGCAATAGGTATTGCTATAAGTGAAAACTTAACCAGCACTACAGGCGTTGTAGAAGCACTTATCAAGTAAATCTAGATAAATACTCTTATATGAAAGGTAATCCTTTTGACTATACTCAGACGTGAGTATAGACTACACTAAATGTAGACAAACTATATAGGAAGATACGACAATGGCAACAGCAATCCAATGGAGAAGAGGTACAACTGCCCAACATAGTTCATTCACAGGACTAGTAGGTGAGATTACCGTCGATACAGATTTAGATACCATTAGAGTCCACGATGGTTCAACAGCAGGTGGACATAGACTAGCAAAATATTCAGAATTAGAATCAGGAGACATTACAGGTGTAACAGCAGGCAATGGTTTGTCTGGTGGAGGCACTTCTGGTGCAGTTACTTTAACAGTAAACGATGCATTTTTTGATAAAACAGCAAGTGGTACAGGTTTCACAGCAAACTTTGAACCAAGTGCAAACAACACATATTCACTAGGTAGTGCAACAAGTGTGTGGAAAGATGTATATATTGGCCCAGGTTCATTATACGTTAATGGACAACAAGTATTAAGTGACAGTTCAGGTACTATTCAATTTAGTGCAAACGCAAACCAAAACGTAGGAATTATAACTTCAGGTTCAGGTGACATAGAATTAAACGCAAGTGGTACTGGTGTAATCAATTTACAATCAGGTATTACAGTAGATAGCGGACAAACATTAACTGGTACAGGTGGTTTGACAATGGGTTCAAACCTTAACTTGAACAGTAATTACATTAATAATTTAGGTACACCAAGTGCAAGTACAGATGCGGCAACAAAGGCATACGTTGACTCACAAGTAGCAGGCAAAGATGCACTTAGTGAATTAAGTGGTGATTCAGATGATATCACAGAAGGGTCAAGTAACCTTTTCCATACAACAGAAAGAGTTCAAGATATTGCAGGTGCTCAGATTGCCACCAATGGCTCACACACTGGTATAAGTGCATCATATGATGACTCAGGTGACGGAGCGATTGATTTAACAGTATCACTAGGTAGTTTTGATACAGACAATTTAAGTGAAGGTTCAACTAACTTATATCACACAACTGCAAGAGGTAGGTCAGTAATAGATGGATATGTAAGTGGTGGTTCAGGTATAGATGTTACATCAGGAGCAATAGCAGTAGATAGTACAGTAGTTAGAACTACAGGAACACAAACTATTAACGGTGCTAAAACATTTCAAAACGACATAATACTATCAGGTAACTTAACTGTAAATGGAACGCAAACAACTGTAAATACAGAAACACTTTATTTAGAAGATAATATTATCACATTAAATTACGGAACAAGTGGTGCTCCATCAGAAAACGCAGGTTTACAAGTTGATAGAGGATCAAGTGCAGATGTATTTTTTAGATATAATGAAACAGATGATAAATGGGAATTTACAAACGACGGAACAAATTATAAAAAACTTATCGAAGATTCCGACGGTATTACAGAAGGATCAACAAATTTATTCTTTACAAACGCAAGAGCAGATGCCAGAATAGCGGCGGCTGACACAGACAGTCTTTCAGAAGGTTCAAGTAACTTATATCACACTACTGCAAGAGCCAGAGCGGCAATTAGTGTTGCAGGTGATTTAAGTTATAATTCATCAACAGGTGTAATTAGTTTTACTAATGACGCAGGTGACATAGAAAGTGTTACAGCAGGAACAGGATTATCAGGAGGCGGCAGTTCAGGTGCAGTCACAATAAATCTTGATATGAGTACACTGACAGATATGACAGATGCTGTTAGTAGTTCAGATACTGAACTTATTTTGCTTGATAATGGTGATGATAGAAGAAAACTTATTAGTGAAATAAATCTTAGTGCATTTAACAATGACAGTGGATTCACAACTAACGTTGGTGACATTACAGGCGTTACTGCTGGAGATGGTTTAACAGGAGGTGGCACATCAGGTGGTGTTACACTTAATGTTGGAGCAGGTGCATTGCTAGATGTACAAGCAGACCAAGTAGATGTTGACCTTAGTGAACTAACAGATATGACAGCCGCAGTAAACAGTTCAGAAGATGAACTTGTATTACTAGATAATGGCTCACAAAGACGTAAACTAATTTCAGAAATTGGATTAAGTGCATTTAGTAACGATTCAGGTTTTACAACTAATGTTGGTGACATCACAGGTGTTACAGCAGGATCAGGTCTATCAGGTGGTGGCACATCAGGTGGTGTTACATTATCACTTGATAACTCAACAGTTAGAGGATTGTTTAGTGCAGGCGGAGACCTAAGTTATAACAGTTCAACTGGTGAATTTAGTTTCACTAACGATGCTGGTGATATTGAAAGTGTTACAGCAGGAACTGGTTTAACTGGCGGTGGTTCAAGTGGTGCAGTAAGTTTAGCACTTAGTCATTTAGGACTTGAAAGTTTATCAGATCCAGATGACGATAGAATTTTATTCTGGGACGATAGTGCAGGTAGTACAGCATTCTTAGATGCAGGTACTGGTATCACTATAAGTGGTACGACATTGTCGGTAAACATGGGTGCATTTGACACTGGTGATTTATCAGAAGGTTCAAGTTTATATTATACAGTTGCTAGAGCAAACTCGGCTATTGATGCCAGAGTTACAGCATCATTTATAAACGCATTAGAAGTTGACGCAGGCACAATAGATGGTATAAACAGTACTTCTTTCTTGAGAAGCGATGCCGCTGATACACATAGTGGCACAATAACTCCAAGTGCAGATAACAGTATTGACTTAGGTAGTAGCAGTAACAGATATAACGAAGTATATGCAGTTACTTTTCAGGGTACAGCAACATCGGCGCAATATGCGGATTTGGCTGAGAAATACGAAAGCAATGAAGAACTTGAAGCAGGCACAGTTGTATGTTTCGGTGGAGAAAAAGAAATATGTGCATGTGAAACAGAAGCAGACCACAGAGTAGCAGGTGTTATATCAACAGATCCAGCATACATGATGAACGCAGGTAGCGAAGGACAATATGTTGCATTAACAGGAAGAGTACCATGTAAAGTGGTTGGTCCTGTTGTTAAAGGTGACTTGTTAGTAAGTGCAGGTGTTAAAGGACATGCTAAAGCAGACAATGATGCAAAACCAGGTAGAATAATTGGTAAAGCAGTTGGTTCTTTAGATGCAGGCGAAGGTATTATTGAAGTATTAGTAAATATGATGTAAAAAACTCAGTCTCGAGATTAAAAAGCACCCTTTACGGGTGCTTTTTTTTAGACAAAATTATTTTAAAACTGCCGCCGCGACATTTTCAATTCTTGATGCTTTCATCATGGTATCAAATTCTGTCCATAGATTTTTGATTTTTTTAGCCATTATGTCTCCTTTAATTCGCGAACCATTTTGAATAATTCAACACAGCCATAAAGACTGAATGGAATCAATGATATTGTAAAAATACCAATTAATGTTTGAGCCGATGCTATTCCGCTGTATAAAAGAGCGAGTACTAACATGGCTACTATTCCTAGTGGTTTCACCATTTTATTCTCCGTTTGTGACGTAAATGATTGCTACACACATTGTTATTGTATCAGCCCTATTGGGTATTACAAAAATGTTCTGCAACGCAATGTTACAATCATGTTACAAAGTTATTTATCCAAATAAACTTTGCATACCGCATTCTTTTGCCAGAAAAAATGATAAATAACTGCGTAGAGTAACAGACAGACATCACACTACATATAAAAAATATAACAAACAGAGTGTGCGAATGAACGAAGTATTTCAATTAATAGCAGAGGTAGGATTTCCTATTGCCGGAGCGATAGTAATGGGTTATTTTATCTTTATTATAATTAAGCAATTAATGGCCGGTGTCGTCGGTCAGGTCGAAACTTTGACTAAGTTTTGTGAATCATTAGAAAATAGAGCAAGAACAATGAGCAATGAGATGATTAAAATCGATATGTTAGTAAGTTCTGCTTTGGAATTAAGACCTGATATAGAACGAGTAGCCAGGGCAGAAAACTTTATTGAGGACGGAAAACTCGATGTAAGGAGAGATTAATGGACGTAGCACAATTAATCTCTCAATATGGATTTCCAGTCGTTGCCTGTGTTGGCTTAGGGTACTTTATTTACTATGTATGGAAATATATTAATAGTGAAATAAAACCCGCATTAGGTAAAATGCATATGGCACTTATTAGAGTAATAGACCAAACAAGAATGTTGGATCAAGACTTAATTCGTTTGCAACAGAAAGTAGACGTAGTTTTAGAATATAGAACACGACAAGAAATTTTGCAGGACGCAGAAGAAAAGGAGGCCCTTGCTGAAAAAGAGCAGGCTGAAAAGAAAAAGAAATGAAAATTTTAAATTATTTTTTAGTTGTAATGTTTGCATTTGGCAGTATGACAGCATCTGCTGACAAACTTACACATAAATTTAAGAACCCTAGTTTTAGTGGAATAGGAACTGGAGCTCATTATTTAACAATCGAAAATCAGGAGAAGAGTAGAAAAGATAAAATAAGAGATGATATTGAAGCGGCTTTAAGGGCGGCTGAAAGAGCAGAATCTAACAGCACTATTAATAAATTTATTAGAAATTTGGAGAGTAGGATCTATTCACAAATTTCTAAAGGATTAGTTGATAGTATGTTTTGTAATCCTGCAGAAGTACCAACTTGTACTAATTCTACCGAAGGTGCATTTACTATTGAAGACAGTAACGTCTCATACCAGGTAATTACAGTAGACGGCATAGAATATATAAAACTGACTATTGTTGACGCAGATGGAACAATTACGGAAATAGAAATACCTATCGGAATCGGAACATTAGGCGGGTAAAAATTTGAAACAAGGATTGATAGCAGTAATATTTGCTTTGCTAATTAGCGGATGCGCCAGTATTTCCATACCTGGTGACAAAGCCTGTGGTTCAAATTTCCTTGAGTGTATAGAAGAACCACAATTTATAGAATTACCCACATATAAAAAATTAAGAAACTTACCACCGGCTGAAGTTATGCCAGTGGTTGCAGTTTATGACTTTGCAGATTTAACTGGACAAAGAGTAAGTTCAGATGGAGTTGCAAGTTTCAGCACCGCAGTTACACAAGGTGCAAAAGATTTATTAATTGACTCTCTCAAAGCCGCAGGTGCCAAAGAAAATCCTAAAGGCACATGGTTCAGAGTCGTAGAGAGAGGAGTAGGCTTAGACCACCTTGTCCGGGAAAGACAAATTGTTCGTAGTACTCGCGAACAGTTTGCCACAGAAGAAGCACCGGCAGAAGGAGTCCAACCATTGTTATTCGCAGGCATGATATTAGAGGGAGGCATCATAGGTTATGATACTAATATCGAGACTGGCGGTAACGGTGCAAGATATCTCGGTATTGGAACTACAAACCAATATCGAAGAGATAGTGTTGTTGTATCACTGAGAGCCATAAGCACACTCACTGGCGAAGTGTTACTCAACGTACAGACATACAAAACCATTTTGAGTACAGGTGTAGGAGGCGATGTGTTTAGATTTTTAGATATGGATACAAAACTTCTTGAACTTGAAAGTGGTATGACAGAGAATGAAAGTGTAACTTGGGCAGTACGTTCGGCTATTGAAGCCGCAGTATTGGCATTGATACAACAAGGCGATGAAAGGGGTTACTGGAAAATTGTTTATCCGGAAGGCTGGGAAGTTCAAGAACTCTCTCCTGATGAACAGGCAACATGGATGAAAGTAGACATAGATCCAGAGGACATCAAAGCCGATAAAAAACTTTGGGAGAAAATGCTCTTAAAGAATAATGGAGAAAATAATGAAGACTAAAAATAATTTCTTTAGAAATTTTGCAATCAATGTCTTCGCTGTTATGGGCCTAGGACTTGGAATTTTTGCTCCTGCCTTAGGTGCTGACGATAACGAAGTTTTGTTAGACCAACAAGGTGATAATTTGACTTTGACTATATTACAGGCTGGTAGTGGTAACAAATTATCAGGTGATGCTTCTGATGGTAGCGATTTAGTTATTACAGGATCTAACTTGATTATTGATATCATTCAAGACGGTGATGGTAATGAAATATTTGGTGCATGGACTGGAGACGGTTCTGGATCAACTGTATGGGATTTCTACTTTTTAGGAGATTCTAATTCATTAGATTTAAACATAGGTGCAACTGGTAGTGCAGATAATGTTGACATGCTTTGGAATGTTCAAGGTGATACAAACATTTTTGATGTAGATATTGGTGGTAACTATGCCGCAGACAACCTCAATATGGATTTAACAATACTAGGTGACAGGAACGACTTTAGAAGTGCTGTTTCTAACTCAAGAGCATGGAGTGGTACTCCTGGTTCTGATTGGAACAATACTGCCGCTTTTTCACAAAGTGGTGTTAAGGTTGACGCCGGTTCCGCAACTTGGGAAATGAACATTACTGGTGACGATAATGCTATTACATCAAATCAAACTGGTAACTCTAACCATTACTTAAAATTTGTTTTAGTAGGTTCAGATGGTGATTTCCAATTTTTACAAAGTAATGCGGCATCGTGTACTCCTGCCTGTACTGGTAAAATTGACGTTGATTTAGATAGTGAAAATGCTTCGGTTAGTATCAGACAAACTGACTAAAGTTTGCTTATACACATTTTTGCTGTTTAGTGCAACATATAGTATTTCCGCCTATGCCAATGAGAGTATAGGCGGAGTATTTGAGCAAGTTGGCTCACCCGGAAGTATTAGTAGAACGTCTGGTGAAAGATTGATTGCAGAACTAGACACAGACATACAAAGCATGGACGAAGTTGAAACGGTTAACGGTCGTTTAAAATTAAAGTTTGTCGATGATACACAGGTAAGTTTAACTGAACACACATATATGATTATAAATGATTATGTGTACGATCCTGATCCAAGTAAAAGCAGGATGGCATTAGATTTTGTGCAAGGAACGGCACGTTTTGCCACTGGTGGATTAGGATTGGTGCCAAAGGAAAATATAGTCGTACAAACTCCTACAGCCACAATTGGTATTAGGGGTACTGACTTTACAACTACTGTTGATGAGTTAGGCAGAAGTCTAGTAATACTATTACCAGACTCAGGCTGTACAGATACAGTAAAATTGGAGGAAGGTTGCAGACCATCGGGTAGTATAACAATTACAAATGACGGTGGTGTGCAAGTATTAACTGAAGCCTTTCAGGCTGTTATGGTTAGTACATATGAACAGGCTCCAACAAATCCTGTTATTTTAGCAGATTTGGATTTGAATATGATAGACAATATGTTTATTGTCAGTGAGCCAGAAGAGATTGTAGAAGCAAAAGAGGAACAACAAGAACAATTAAAAGGTGATGCTGGACTCTTAGACTTCGACGGATTAGATGCTAATGCCATTGAAGCAGATGTATTAGCAGACACAACAGAAGATTTAGAATTTTCAACGTTAGATATTAATTTTTTAGACGTTGATTTTTTACAAGACTTACTTGAAGAAATAGAAGAAGTAAGTGTAGAAGAAGATAGTGGAGATAGTGGTAGCGAATCTGAAGGTAGATTAGCCGCAGATAAAATTACAGGTACTGCAATAGGGTTTGATCCTGAAACACAATTTAACACAGTCTTAGAAGATGGTAAATTATTCTTTTTTAGACAAGTAACAAATACAGTAAGTGTTAGAATAAATTCAGGTAATAGTGCCCAAATATTTGTAGAAGATAGTAATTTAAAAGATGCTACAATATGTTTAAATGATTGTGAAGGAACATTTATTACAATCATACAGGTAGATTAGATGAAATATATATTAGGAACATTATTAGCAATATTTTGTGCTACAGCAAGTTATGATGCATTTGCTGGACCTGAACACAACCACGTTCATATTGACCAAGTTGGTGACAACTTAGAATTAACAATTTTACAAGAAGGTAAAGGGCAACACATTGACTTGGAGTTAGGACTACAATATGGTAATGTCGATAATTTAACTATGTGGATTGGACAACTAGGAGAAGATAACGATGTTGAATTTTCAGTATCAGGTGATGGTAACCTAGTAAAAATTGCACAAGAAGGACAAAATAATTTTGCTGGATTTACTAGTACATGGGGTAAAGTAAACTGTCCAAACGCAACATTTTGTGGTGATATAGATGGTGTAGACAATGATGTTTACATAAAACAAAAATGTACAGAAGATGGAAGTTGCCAATATTCAGAAGCAGGTTTTCACGTTTGGGGAGACAACAATCTTATGAGATGGGGTCAAGGTGTTGGACTAAACAACATAAGTGATACAACATTTAACGAAGGCGATAGCAGTGAGCATGGTGGACATAAAGTAATATTAGACTATCATGGAGACAACAATGTTATTGCTGGATATCAAACAAATGGAAACACAAGTAATCCAGGATTTCATACTGCAAATATATGGATATATGGTAACAATCAAGATATTTGGTGGAAACAAATTAACGATGGAAACAAAACTGTAAACTATAAAAGTTATCAAAACGGCAGTCAAATTAGTGGCGTACAAAAAGGTAATGGTGCTCATACTGCCAATATTACTTTGTATGGATCACAACCGACCACTTTAAATTTAACACAAAACAGTGGTACAGCACAAACTTACAACCTTAATCAAACATGCCAAACTGCTGGTGGATGTTCTATAACAATTACGCAAGATTAACGGTTGACTTCTAAATAATTTTATCTTATAATATATCTATGAAACATCTAATCAAGTGGATGAAAATATCTGCGTTTATTAATTTTTACCTATGTGTAATTATGACTTTAGTATTAATTGCATTAATGGTAGATATTGGATTGGATAGTTATTGGCATGGCACTGAGTTCAAAGAAAAAATTTTTAATGAAGCAGGAAAAGGTTAATAACGGAATTCAGCAATATGTACGTTCTGTACATATTCAACTAGCAACTGTAATTGGTTTACACTTTTTAGTATTTGCATATTTTTATCCAGAAACTGCAATAGGTTTAATTTTTGTTCCTGCAACATTTTATATTTTGTATAAATGGATAGAATTAACATATCAAGTAGAAAAATCAAATAGAGATAATCTAATAGCATTAATCAATGCTACAGAATACGAAGCCACAAGAAAACTACTTTTGCAAGAGTTATGGTATCATGACCTACATAGTTTAGGTGGTGACCCTATACACGAATACAGAATATAAACAGTTATAAAGATAAATATTATAGTTATATAGCAGTTGGCTTATAACTTATAATCAGGAGAAGATATGAATAAATTGTATTCACTTCTTGGAGTCCTTGGTTTAGTATTACTACCATCATGTGCCTCAGTTGGAGCAGTTATTGAAGGTGGGAAAGATTTCACAACAGGTGTAATTGATAGTTCTGTAAAAGGTGTTGCTACAGTTAGTACAGCAGTCTTAACAGATGTGTCAGATATTACAGCAACAGCGGCGAAAGTCTCTAGTGGTGTAATAGAAACTGTCAGTGAAGAAATCGATAATCAAACCGACGAATTGCAAGACGAAGAAAAAGGTAACGAAGCAAAAAAGGGATAAGCCATTCAGATAAGAATGGCATAGATGATGCAGATATCAAAATACTTGTTAAGAGTATAATGAAATACTGTTCAGAAAATCCAAAAGAGTGCGAATAATTACTTTTTTCCTACAGTAAATTATAATTAAAAGCGGTACTATGTGCCGCTTTTTCTTGACAAAAATACGATAAATATCTTTATGAAATGGTTATACAGCGGCTGGGCCGTAGCAATATCTATATTATTACTTACGGCACTAAAAGTTGCTGACCCTACACCATTACAAAGTCTTCGAATGCAAACATTCGATTACTTACAACAATTTGATGAAGTAAAACAAAGCAACGAAGTTGCTATAATAAACATTGGCGAAAAAAGCCTACAACATTGGGGACAATATCCATGGCCGAGACAGAATTATGCACAGATGATACACGATATCAGACAGAAGAATGCTGGTATAATTGGGTTCAACATCATGTATCCAGAGAAGGATCGATTTGGAGGAGACGAGATTCTAGCGAGTTGGATCAAAGGAAACGGGATAGTTTTGTCCCAGACCCCCTCTTCAAAAGGAATTCGGAGTTCCGGTCCTCACATTGGCACAGGGACGATTGGACCTTCAAACCCGACCCAATCTTTGCTAAAATGGCCCAATCTAGTAACAAACATTCCATCGATTGAAGAACATGCAGAAGGCATAGGTGTAATAGCATCAGCACCACAACCTGACAATCAAACAAGAACATACCCACTTGCTATTACAGTAGGTGATAAAATTTATCCTAGTTTTGCTGTTGAAATGTTAAGGGTGTTTACGCAGAAGCCTAGTTACATGTTAAAGACAAGTGAAATTGGAATACAAGAATTTGCAGTACCTCCTTTTGATCCTATTGTTACTCAACCTGACGGTTCTGCATTTATAAGATTTAATAATACGTTTGAAGAAGTAGAATATACTGACCTTAATAGCCTACCAGACCTTACAGGTAAATTTGTTATTATAGGAGTTACAGCAGAAGGGATTGCAAATCCTGTACCAACTCCACGTGGCAACTTATATCCACAACAAATACAGGGCCATATGCTACAAAATTTTATAGATGGATCAAACATACAGCGAAATGAATTAAGTGCTTTATATGAACTCTTAGGCGCCTTGTTGAGCATGATATTAGTTGCCCTTGCAATATATAAGTTACCTATATGGGCAGGATTAGTAACTACAGTTACTATTTTGGGCGGAATTGTATATTATAGTGTACATTCTTATACTGCTAATTTGGTTTTATTTGATGCTACATTTCCTGTGTTAGCAACGTTTTTAATATTTTCTCAAGCAAGTTTCAATAACTTTTGGATACAGTTTAAGTTGCGTGAACAAATTAAGAAACAGTTTGAACATTACCTTGCTCCAGCAATGGTTAAAAAATTACAAAAGAATCCAGAACTGCTACAGTTAGGTGGCGAAACAAAAACAATGACATATTTGTTTTCAGATATACGTGGCTTTACTCCTATTAGTGAACAGTTTAAAACAGATCCACAAGGACTAGGCAAACTAATTAACAAATACATGACACCTATGACAGACTTAGTTATGGAGAAGAACGGAACAATAGACAAGTATATTGGAGATGCTCTAATGGCAATTTGGGGAGCACCGTTAGATATAGAAGACCATGCTCAACAAGCCGTTGATACAGCAAGGGCTATGGAGCCAGCATTGGCAAAATTAAATAAGGAACTACGTGAACAAGGACTCATTGAACTCAACATTGGTATCGGTATTAACACTGGCGATGCTGTTGTTGGTAACATGGGAAGTGACCAGAGATTCGACTATACCGTGCTCGGAGATAGTGTTAACCTCGCCGCAAGATTAGAAGCACAAACTAAGGAATATGGTGTGTTTTTTATGTTTACTGAACACACACTAAAACAAATACAACGTGTCGAAGGCACAGTATTATTAGACAAAGTTGCTGTAAAAGGACAAACAGAACCTGTCAGCATCTACACTATATTGGATAATCATAAGTATGCAAGGACTGTACAACGTATGGTAGATTTTTACCAAGACAGGTTGTGGAGTGATTGTGCTCATCAAATCTCAATACTCAGAGAACACAAATGGAATAATACACTTGCTGATTTATATGCAGAAAGAATTAGTCGCCCAATGCCTGAAGGTGAATGGGATGGTGTTGATAGAAAAACTTCTAAATAATTATTCCGGATTCCAATTTTTTACTTTAGTAAACAGATTAGCATAGTCTAACAAATCTGACCTTAATGTTTTTAAATGTGTTATTTCGATTGGTATTGGAATTTTTCCTGCTTCGAATAATGGATGATAAAAATTTATAATTTTATCAACCTTTCTTCTATCACCTATTATGTCTTTCATGACTCTGTGATGAAATTCATTGTCAGTAACCAAAGACAAAAGCCAACCGTGATGGTCATCATATTGATTGAAACGTTTTATCATTTCCTTAGTGTCATAATATATTGCTCTAACAGGATTTATATTTGCTCTATAATTTTTCATGACAGCAGGAAACGACCAGTGACTTTGTCTTGTAAACTGGTTCCTTAAAAAACCTCTGTATTCGTTACACAACGACTTTTGTAAACCTTCAGCACTTTGCCTTAACTCCACATTATACATGTCGATAAGTTTGTCGGCTAATTTTTTGTGTGATGCAGAAAAGTCTTGGTAGTTTTCTTTTAAATCAAGAATAGTAAAAGTGCCATCTAAAAAAGAACTAGGTATAACTTTGTTGCGTCTGAATTTGTTTAATTCTGTTGTCAAACGAATAGAGTCAATATTAATAATATCTCTAGACATGTTGTTATTTATTTAGAATTTATATCTAGTATAGTATGTAGTTTGTCTACACCTTTGTTCCTTCCTAATGTGTTTCTAGCACCTTCATGTAAAGGTTTGGGCCAATTACCTATCCTTACCCAAGCATAACCTGAACTCTCGTCATTTAATATAGGAATAAATTCTTCATCTACTACATAAACAAAACTGTAGTACATAAAATTTTTATCTTTGCTTTGGTAAACATCTATTGGATTTAATTTTTTTAATTCTGGTACAAGACCTATCTCTTCTGATAATTCTCTTTGGATACATTCATAAGGAGTTTCATTTCCTTCCATCATGCCTCCCCAAAATCCCCAACAATCTTTATGTCGTTTGTCACTGTTTCTTAATTGAAATAAACATCTGCCTGTGTCTTTAGATAAAAATAAAACACCTGCGGCACTTACACCTTTGTGCTTTCGAATATTTGTTAAAGGATTTAAAGTATCAAGTATGCTTTTTTGTGTGTCTACACGTTGAGACGCCAAAAGCCCGGATTGTACTTTCCTTCGTAAGTGCTTGTCCATTGTTCTTTTTCCCATTTAAATTGTTTATTGGTGTATAAGTTTTTAACATAATGAACAGTATCCTTGTTTACAGAAGTTGAAGAATCAAATGATATTACCCAACCAGTGCCGTTATACTCGATTATGTCATCTGCTTCAGCATTAATGCCCCAGTTGTCACCTCGTATTTCACTAGTTAGTAAGTATCTTTGTCCAGTTGTTGCGGCGTCGATTGTTCCGTCGCCTGGATAGTTTACACTTGGGTCTACTATCCGTGTGATGTCTGTAAGTGTTGTTGACGGTAGTGTGTCAGCATCCAAGTTAAATATTAATTTACCAGAATCTAAAACATTTCTAGAAACTGTTCCTGATAATAAACTTGTTGAGTTGTCTACATCATTAGAAATATTTAATTGCAATGTACTTCCAGTTGTTAAAGGTATGTCATCTATACTAATAGATGTATTACTTAAACTACCTCCACTACCTTGTGGAGACAGCACTTCAAGTAAATCATTCCAATTGGCTTTGGTTGTTCCATCTTTATATAGTGTTGCTTCTGTGCCTACAATTTCTACTTGATAATTGTTAGGACTAATTGTGTGTAATTCAAAATCAGCATCTAATGTTCTAAAGAAATCATAAACATCTTCATCATAACCTAAGTTTGCTACACTATTTGTATCGTAAATATTTGTAATAATTGTATTAATAATTTTTTGTCGTTTAACTTTTGCAGGAGGACTTAACCATATAGGTAATAAAAATGTTAATGTTGCAACGTCAATTGTTTCATCGACACCTGCAGGAACACTTCTATTACTCCATTGTATGTCTGTAAGTTCAACTTCATATAGACTTGTCCAGTCCAACGGATTTTGATTTTGTTGTAATTGAATACTTGGATTAAATAAAATTAGAACTTGTTCTAATAATTGCAATTTCTGATCCGTGTTACCTGACCAGATGTCTATGTTCATAGTCAAGTTATATGGTACTGGCATATATCTGTCTGTGCTATACAAGTTTCCTGGAAAACTTTGTGAGCCACTATCTGTTTTATATGAATTTGTACTACTGTCAAATTGTCTTTCTGCAACTTGAACTTTACTTATAAGCATTGGATCTTGTGTTCTATCCCTAGCAATAAGTAAACTTTGAATACTAGCAGATATAAAAGGAGTACTGTTTACTAAATTTTCACTGCCTTTTGTGAGTATGTGTGCTACCATTCTTTGCATATCAGCATATCTAACAGGCACTTTATTATAGTGAGTTGCACCATCTCTAAGACCTTCGCTTACTTTGAATCCACTAAAGATTCTCATAAACTGAAGCAAGTATCTTCTAAGTTGGGCATCATACCAGTAATCTAAATTCTGACTCATATTAATCTGCCTTTGGCTTCACTGCCTTACTCATGTTTGTTTTTTCTGCTTTAGTTGTTCCATCTGTATTGATAGTTATATTATCGTTATTAACAAATGATGTGAGTAATTTATTGGCGGCACTCCAAACTTTTTTGTTATCATCACTGATACGTTTCCAAGTACTTCCAACTTTCTTAAACAATCTATTTGGTTCAAAATCTGTTCTCAAGAAATAATCTCCGTCATTACAGTCTAGTGGCATACTACTACCACTACCAACTATACTAATACCATTTGGTGGTGCACCATCGCCTGGGAAATATAAACCTGGCTTGTCTGGCGAGTTTTCATCTACATATAGATGTCCTCCTTCCATATATCCTGCATCATAAGTTACTTCTGCATTTGCTAATTCAATAACTTTATCACTGATTTCAATTTCAGTTTTGTATGTGCTAAGAATATTTCTAAGGTCATCTGCTTGTTCACCAGTACCAAGTATATCTCTGTACTCTGGACTGTCGGTAATGTTTTTAAGTTTTACTCTCCACAAGTGAGGCCACCATCTAGGATCGTAACCTTCTGCTGGTCTACCAGCATCACTTACAACAAAGTATCTATTAACAGCATCACCGCCACCTAATAGCAAGTCATCTCTAAGGTGAGGTAATTCAATTACGTCACCTGCCATTAAACGTCTACCAAGTAAGTTTGCACATGTATTCATGTGGAATGTCATAAACAAAGCATCGTTATTAACAAATAAACCAAATTGTGTTAAATCAAAATCTGGATCTGCTATTGTGTATGCACCACGTAATTCATATATGTCTTTGTCATATTTTCTATCTCTATTTTCTAAAAATACAACGTCTTGAATATATAAATCACCTGAGCCAACACTTTGAGTAGTGTCGTCTTGGTATGTGCCTATATATTTGTGTACAAAGACACCTGTACCACCAGCATTTATAGACTCGGCTGTAACCTTGTCTATGAAGTCATAGTCATTACCTTTGTGCTTGTTCCATAAACTTAATCTTGGCATAATGTACTATTTATCACTTTATTAACTTCTTGACAAAAACCTCGATAACTATTATAATACAAATTAATTGGAGAGGTGGCTGAGTGGCTTAAAGCACTTCCCTGCTAAGGAAGAGTACGGGTAACTGTACCGAGAGTTCGAATCTCTCCCTCTCCGCCAGTTTAAACTGGTAAATATGAACACTGGGGGCGGTAGCTCAGTTGGGAGAGCGTCTGGTTTGCATCCAGAAGGTCGCAGGTTCGACCCCTGTCCGCTCCACCAGGTAGATAATATGGCAGATGATTTAGAAAAAGCAATTACACATGTAATTCTACAAATTTTACTAGAAGCAAAAGCCCAAGGTAAAGATATGCTTACATTTGAAGAAATTTTAGATTTAATGGGTATGGACGACAAAAGTTTAATGACAAAATTTGAAAGAGAATCTATGTTTGTCTTGAATAAAGATATGCTTGATAAATTAGATGATCCAGATGTAATAGAAGCAATGGTAGAATCTTTAGGAAAATTAAAACACTAATGTTGTATGATAATGCTTTTATAGATTTACCTGACATCTCATTACCGTTCACCCATTCGGATTTACTTGAGGATCAAGATTACGAAATACTAGAAACCAAACATGTTCCACCAGAAGGTGTAAGAACTAGCAAAGTTTTTTGGGGAGTTGGTCTTAAAAAACGTGGGGTAATAAAAGTAAAACCATCAAATAGTGATGTATCTCTAATGGGCTTTATATTTGATAAAGACATGATGTATGCTATGAAAGAACATTTTGATAAAACATATAATACAGATATACTAGGTGATATTCGGTTACAACCGCATGGTAAATCCTTTTTTCCTGTTTCATTGATTACGTTCACAGGCAATACACCATGGCACAGAGAAGGCTTTCCTTATGAATGGTCTTCTAAAGAGTTTGAAAAATCATATCATTCTTTCAGTCCAAATAGTCGATATAATTTTGCTGTAAACTATCCTTTATATGTTAAAGACGCAGAAAAGACCAAAGTAGAATTTGCAAAAACAAAAAAGCCGATACAACATTTAGAAAAACGTTTGATGATGCAACTGATGAAAAATAATTCTGACCATGGATATATCGAATCTCAAGGTTTACGAGTATCTAAAGCATTGAACCAAATTACAGATGTAAACTTATGGAAAAAGGATATTGATATTACTGCTACAAAATATGGATACGACTGTCCGTACATTATTAATTTATCGTCATATCACAAAGTAACAACAACAAATGCTACAAGATTAAGTTTACGTTACATGGCATCTAATAAATATCAGTGGTCAGACATAGAAGATTTATATAACACAGGAAAATTATTGAAAAATGCTTAAGGAAAAAGTTACATGG